GGGGCCTCATGATCCAGCAGCCGATCGTGATCAGCGAGGCCGGCTTTGCTCAGAGCCTGGAGCAGCTGGAGAGGGAAAACTCCGTCCTGAAGGACAAGCTGATCGCCATGCACGAGACGCTGCAGGCGGCTCAGCTGCAGATCGATGAGGGGAGAAGGGCCCAGCTTGCCCTGGAAGCCTCTGAGGACGAGAAAAAGACGCTCACGGCGTCCAGGGATGAATACAAAGCCCAGGCCGAACAGACGGCCCAGGAGGCCGCTCAGGAGCGCCTGAGGGCTGATAAAGCGGAAGAGGAGGCCCGACTATTGAGGGAGCAGCTCGACCGGCCTCTAACGCTCATGGAGAGGCTCAGAGGCCGCCGCAAAGAATAAGAGCCCCGGGAGATAACTCCCAGGGCTCTGCTTTTTTACTTGGCTTTCTTTCCGGCCGTGTATCCTTTTTCAAATCCGAGATAGTAGGCGTCACTGGCCAGCTGAGGGCCATTGCGGGAGAGCTCGATCAGAAAATCGGCCTCGGTGAGAGTGAAGTGGGATCCGGAGGCCTTGCCGGCTCTCACTTTTGCACGTTCAATTCGGTTCAAAATCCGCTGCTCACCACGGGAGGCGCCCTGGATCTTCTGCTGCCGGCGCTGCATCCGGCGCTCCATCACAAGCCGCTCGTTGTCTTCCACGATGCCGACGATCTCTGCGAGGCCCTCGCTGTTTGCCAAAACTTCAGCCCAGCCGGCGAGGCTCTGAAGGGTTCTGTCGTCCATCTGATCGGCTGCCTGGGTTAGTTTTTCCATGATTTCAATTCTGTTCATATTGATTCCCTTTCCGGGACGCTGTATAATAACCAAGAGCGCCCCACTGTTTTGTTGTGTGGTTGCTTCTTCCGTTCCGGAGCCGGTGGCCGCCAGCTCCGGACTTTTTTTTTAATTAGCTTCTTCCTGGAGTTCCTTCTTGTACTTGTAGTACGTATTCCGGGCGACGCCGACGAGCTGCATGACGTCGGTATCTGGCAGAGATCCCTCAAAATCACGGGACAGCTCCCGGATCCGGGCCTTTGCCGTCTTCGACTTCTTGGTCTCAATCTTGGCGCCAGTTGCACGACCCACTTGTTTTCCGGCCGCCTGGGCTCTCCGGACGCCCTCACTTGTGCGCTGGTGGAGATAATCGACTTCCTGCTGCGCTGACTGGAAGGCGAGCTCGATCTGCTCCCGGGCGAGATCCAGCATCAGATCGTTGAGCAGCTTCCCCTGACCAGTCAGGTATTTGTCGATAGCCTTCCGGCCGGTCTCCGCTGCAATGTCGATGTGCCGATCCAGGGCTCCCCGGTAAACATCGGTGTTTATATGCGGTTCCTTCAGGAAAACCAGATGCACGCCCCGCTGGAAAAGATCCTGGTATAGTGCGAAACCTTCCGCTGCATTTCTGCTCATACGGGAGACCTCGTCAAAAACTACGGTATCACCTTCTTTCAGTTGTTTTGCCAGTTTGCTCCATGCGGGCCGGTCTGTGGTCGTGCCGGTGTACTCCTCCGTGATGATCACGGCCTTCGGGTACTTCGTTTTGATATTCTCGATCTGTCTCTGAATATTCTGCTTCATGGTACTGATTCTGCAGTATCCGTATAACCTTGCCATGAGCCGCTCCGTCCTTTCATAGTATAGAAATAAACGAGCGTTTATTTCTATACTCGATTATAAGGCCGGGTGCGGCTTTTGTCAATGCCTTTTTGATACTTTTTGAAAAAAGGTTTATTTTGATACTGCTGTTTACTCCTTTCCGTCTAAATTTTGGGCGATCTCTTGCTGGCTGATCCTCCGGATAGCAAGGGATTCTGTGACGCTTTCGCCGGTCTCCCGGAAGCGCTGCAGGCCTCCACGGTAGGGGCTGCCCAGATACGCCTCATAATAGGGCCGTAGCCGGGCCCTGTTGGAAGGGCTCCGGAGCTCGGCCAGGGCCTGCTTGTTTTTCTGCAGCTCGATCGGCGTCAGCGTCCGATCACCCCAAAACCGGACGCGCAGCGCCTGCTGCTTCTCCGGATCCATGCGGCCGATCAGCCGCTGCAGCTCTCCGGCCATTCTCTCATGATCCAGGCGCCGGCCGACGTCCTCCTCCAAATCATCGGCTCCGGCGAGGGAGTCTCCCAGGGTGAGAGAGTCGTCTGAGTCGGCCACTGGGGCGTCTATACTGGCCAGGGTGACGACTTTCAGCGCCTCCCGGATCTTTGCCAGGGCTGCAGCGTCGACGCTCAGCACGGCGCAGATCTGGGCGTCTGAAGGAGAGCTGCCGGTGCTTTTCTGGTATTCTGAGATAAAGCGCCGGTACCTCCAGATCTTCTCCTGAATGTGAGAGGGGAGCCGGATCGCTGAGCCGGTGGCCCGGATCGAGCCGAACATGGCGTTCCGGAGCCACTGCCAGGCATAGGTCATAAAAGCGACGCCTTCGGCCGGATCATAATCCTCTGCGGCTTTCAGAAGGCCGAAAAAGCCCTCCTGCAGCAGATCCTCAGCATCTCCCAGGCCCGCAGCGGCTATTTTATCGGCCAGATATTTGACGCCTCGCTCATTGTTGGCCCAGAGCTCAGACAGGGCGCTCTGATCTCCTGCCTGAAAGGCTGCGACTATTTCTTCATTGGTTTTCGTGGTTGCCCCTCCTCTCAAAATGGTATTAAGGGCCCTCGCTCCGAGGGCCCTTGCTCTATCCTCCGTTTTTGGCCTTCCACTCAGCGTAAACTTTAGCGCTTGGTGCAATCCTCCCCTTGGTGCGGCCGGTGTAGATGCGCTCTGTTTGCACTGGAAGTCCCATAAAAACGCTGAAACTTTTATAATCATCCAGTAGGGCCTGGTACTTACACTGGGCAAGGATGACGTCCTCCGGATCGGCCTCCCCCGTTTTCAAGAGCTGTACCTGCTCACGACGTGCACGGAGAGAGGTCTCCATCTGACGCTGCTTCTGGGTGGCCTCATAGGTGTTGTATTCCTTGCCTTTCCAGCTGCGAGGAATAGCCTCCCGAGCGTTCTGTTCCTCCAGCCATTCGTTAGTGTAGAGCCGCTCGCTCACACCAGGAATGAATGGATAATAATCATGGTGGCAGTTCCAGCCTTTGAGCCCTTCTCCAGACTCGAGACCGCAGATCAGGACTAACTGTGTTTTTGTGTAGACCTTGCCCTGCCATGCAGCGTGATCCGGACGAGCTCCGGCGTGCCATGTGACCTCGAAATAATCAGTTCCCAGGCGTTGGGCGTTAGTGTCTGCAATATGTCCAGTCAGCTGGCCGAAGCCGGTGAGCAGCGCACGACGGGCGGCCACGTCTACACGGTTACTGTGCCCCGACGCATAATCAACGGTCCGGAGCCCGGAGGCTGTCATCTGGCTGACCATACGGCGGACCAGCGTGTTGTAGTCGTAGGCGCCGTTGGCCATGCCGGTGATGGCGTCGTCCAGGTAGCCGTTGTAGACATCGGCCAGGGGCGTGAAGACTTTCCCGCCGTGGCCGTTGTCCAGCATGAAGCCGGTGCTCTTGGTGATGTTGTAGAGCTCCTCGCTGGACTGCTGCACCAGGGCGTCCGTGATCTGCTGGAGCTCGGGGTTTAACTCGTAGGGGATGAACTCCTTGCCGATCTGCTCGTAGAGGCTGCGGTCGCGGGTATATTCCCGCTCGATGACCTCAGCGTAGAGCCGGCGGACTTCCTCCTCGTTTCCGTCCACGGCCTTCCGGATCAGGTCCTCGATGTCCTGGGTGCTGTTGCCCAGGATGATGAGGCGCTGGATCTGCCAGTCGGCCGAGTCGGTGATTGTGCCGGCCTTCCGGATCCGGCGGATGATGTCGTCCATGATCGCCATCTCCAGCGCTCTGTATTTCGCCTCGACTCCGGCGGTGAGAGTACGGTGAAATACCGCACTCCCTGTCGGCTTAATTTCACTCATTGCCGCCTCCGTCCAGCAGCGCCTGGCTGATACGGCCGGCCAGCTCCGTATTTATGGACGGCGCCTGCCCGCTGCTTGTGCCGGTACGGATACGGCCAGTGCTGCCCCGGATCTGATCGCCCATATCACCGGAGACGTTATTGGCTGCGGCCGCCTTTCGGATCTGGGAGTTGAGGCTCTCAGGAGCGAGAGCTCCGGAGCCTCGGCCGCTCTTTCTCCGGATCTGTGCGTTTATGCCGTCGTTATTTTCTCCGGGTCTCCGCAAACTGCAGGACGCCTTGACAGAAGTCCGGCCTGCCTCGTCTGCGAGCTGTCTAATAAAATCAGCCATTATTTACCCTCCGTTCTCCGGATCGCCTCGGCTGCATAAGAGGCCGCACGGTGCACAGCTTCGTTGTGATCGGGGTTGTCGATGGCGTCCAGAATCTTCTTGTTAAAGATCTTGCCGCTCTCTACGAGATAAGTCCAGTTCGCCTGCTTGTTTTCAGAAATGCGAGTGTAGCCCTCGTCCTCACTTCCTCCGGCTGCGTACAGTTTGGCCGCTGCAGCACGGGCCTCAGAGTGAACGGCCTGCAGCTTATCCAGGAGCACAATGGCGCTGGAGTACAGCTTCTGAATGTCTTCGATGAATGCCAGGGTGGCCCGGCCCTGTTCGGCCTCGATCTGATTCCTCAGCTGGCCAAAATCAGCCAGGGGGAAGTCGCACTGCTTCTGGATCATGGCCAGGCGCTCCTGGGCGTACTTGATGCCGGCCGCAGCGTCGGTGCGGTCTTTGTCTGCCTTCTTCCAGGTGGTCTGATCGTCTGCAGCGACGGCTGCGGCCGCCTTAGCCTCGGCCTCGGCTTTCTTTTTGGTCTCCTGCTGCAGCTGATCCTCTGCGGCCTGCAGCTTTGCCTGGTAGTCGGCCTGGAAGACCTCGACG